GTGTGCGGCGGGTGTAACCTGTTCGATATCGACCAGCTGCGCATGGAATACAGCCCGGACGAATACCAGAACCTACTGATGTGCGAGTTTATCGACGATCTGGCGTCCGTGTTTCCGCTCAGCGAGCTGCAGGCGTGCATGGTGGACAGCTGGGAAGTGTGGTCAGATTTTCACGCGCTGGCGCTGCGCCCGTTTGGCTGGCGCGAAGTGTGGATCGGCTACGACCCGGCAAAGGGCACGCAGAACGGCGACAGCGCGGGCTGCGTGGTCATGGCCCCGCCTACAGTGCCGGGCGGCAAGTTCCGCATTCTGGAGCGTCACCAGTGGCGCGGGATGGACTTCCGCGCCCAGGCGGACGCCATCAAAAAGCTGACGCAGCAGTACAACGTGACCTATATCGGCATCGACTCCACCGGTGTCGGCCACGGCGTGTATGAGAACGTGAAGGCGTTCTTCCCGGCCGTGCGCGAGTTTGTCTACAACCCCAACGTCAAAAACGCCCTCGTGCTTAAGGCCTACGACATTATCAGCCACCGCCGTCTGGAGTTCGATGCCGGGCACACCGACATCGCGCAATCATTCATGGCAATCCGCCGCACCACCACCGCCAGCGGCAACCGCCCCACCTACGAAGCCAGTCGCAGCGAAGAAGCCAGCCACGCCGATCTGGCCTGGGCGACGATGCACGCCTTGTTTAACGAACCGCTGCAGGGCGAAGCCGCCAATACCAGCAATATTGTGGAGATTTTTTGATGGGCAAGAGAAACGAAAACCGCGCTGCAGTTCAGCACAGCAGCGGTGCATCGGCAGAAGCGTTCAGCTTTGGCGACCCGATCCCGGTGTTGGACCGCCGAGAGCTGCTCGATTATGTGGAATGCGTGCAGATGGATCGTTGGTATGAGCCACCGGTGAGTTTTGACGGACTGGCGCGCACCTACCGCGCCGCCGTGCATCACAGCTCCCCGATTGCGGTCAAACGTAACATTCTGACCAGCACCTTTATCCCGCACCCGCTGCTGAGCCAGCAGGCATTCAGCCGGTTTGTGCAGGACTATCTGGTATTCGGTAACGCCTATCTGGAGAAGCGCACCAACCGCCTCGGCGGCATTCTGTCGCTGGAGCCGTCACTGGCGAAATACACCCGGCGCGGTGTGGATCTGGATACCTACTGGTTTGTGCAATACGGCATGACCACGCAGCCGTATGAGTTCACCAAGGGCAGCATCTTTCACCTGATGGAGCCGGATTTAAACCAGGAGATTTACGGTCTACCGGAATACCTGTCCGCCATCCCTTCCGCCCTGCTGAACGAGTCCGCCACCCTGTTCCGCCGCAAGTATTACATCAACGGCAGCCATGCAGGGTTCATCATGTACATGACCGACGCTGCGCAAAACCAAGAGGACGTAAACAACATCCGCCAGGCAATGAAAAGCGCCAAAGGGCCGGGCAACTTCCGCAACCTGTTTATGTACTCGCCCAACGGCAAAAAGGATGGGATTCAGATCATCCCGCTGTCAGAGGTAGCGGCAAAGGATGAGTTTCTGAACATCAAGAACGTGAGCCGGGATGACATGATGGCCGCGCACCGCGTACCGCCACAGATGATGGGCATTATGCCGAGTAATGTTGGTGGGTTTGGGGATGTGGAGAAGGCTAGTAAGGTATTTGTCAGAAATGAATTAAACCCATTACAAAAACGTTTATCAGAGATAAATCCATGGATAGGAGAAGAAATATTATCATTTCACCCTTATAGCTTAGAGTGAATGATACTACAGGTGTATACCACACACCTGTAGTAATATTTTTACTCGACATCCGATTCAATCTTAACATATTCCTCCCCTAATGCGTAACTCATAGCCATTCTAATCAAACCTACATGACTAAAATACACCCCCAATTTTGCTCTTTCATAATCCTCGTCATCATCTAACTCGTCGACTGCTTGCAAGATTGATTTAGCCACTCTTTTATCTTCTTTTAATGCTTTAGGCAGCCCTTTATTAAGATTAGTTATTAAGGCTCCTACAGTATTTATATCGTTAAATATTAGCTCAGACAAGATATCATCAAAATCTTCATCATCGGACTTGTTTTTTGTCGGTAATTGATTATTTGCTATCACTTTTAAAATGTCGACATTAAGTATTTCCCCGTCATTCAAATTAACTTCATCACTCAAACTCCCGATATAGCCACCTCTTTCACTCAACACTCTTTCAAATTCAAAATCCACCACTTCCAAAAGGGCTGAAACTCGATGTATTGCTCTTCTTAATGGCAATGGCACATTCTGTTCTTTTTTATACTGTAACTTATGTGACGTTGCGGCCCAAATATGTTGAGAAAGGGTTCTAACTTGAACTTCCACCTTGTAATTGTTGAAACTTGAAAAGGATGGTATTTTCAGCCAATCATCAGGGAGTTTTATTATATAATGATATGATTGATATCCGAATTTATCATCCTCTAACTCTTCTGATTTATCCTCAGCTCTGAGAACATCAAAGTGCTCTTTGAGACACCTGACAACTTTTTCCACATCTCTCTTAAAAAGCATTATAAGGCGTACGCCTATGAAGTCATCTAAGTCCACAATAGAACTTATTTCAAGATTTTTTCTTTTATCTTTATTTACTATAGAGCCAACTGTTTTAACACGACTTTCAACAGGAACACCAAGTGTTAGATTATTTTTAGCTAAAATCACACTTATTTGCTCAACAATTGTTCGCCTCAATAATTCCGCGACGCCACCGTGCACCACATGTTCTTCTTTCAATTCTTCATAGTTCATGCTCATTCCTTTTTAAAACAGAGTATTTATAGTAAACCGTCACCAATCATAAAATACTTTTAGCATCCCGAAAATGATTGTTTCACAGTTAAGCGCGCGCTCGTATCCCCGCCACGCCTGCCCGCTTTATCTAGTGGTTTTCATGCACCGCATGAACCGAGGAATAGCCCGCCAACACTGCCGGGTATCCGCATTACAGATCCAATTGTGATCATGCAAAACCATGCGCAAAAATGCACATTTTGTGCGGAACTTCCTAGCCCAACTAGCCGCAGGTCACACGACGCCCAAGAATCTCAAGGAATTGATAAGCAGTCTAGCCGGAGAGAAATTAAAAGTGATCCTTATCAACCACTTACTGATGTGATTAAATCATAATCTCAAATCTCACGTTTAGTCATGAAGGAAAAACATGGAAGCGAATGATCCGGGAAAGCTGATATGGCATGTTGCCTGTGATGAATCAGGTATAGATGGTCAGCGATTTTATGGATTTGGCAGCCTATGGATGAAGTATCAGAGGCGTGGAGACTTCGTGCGCATCATTCGTGAGCTAAGGGAAAAGCACAGTTGTAATGATGAGATTAAATGGCAAAAAGCTAGTTCAAAACGCAATGCAGCTTTCTATCATGATTTACTAGAGACCTTCTTTAAACACAAATGGTTGGCCTTCCATTGCATCATTGTTGAAAAATCTAAGGTTGAAAAATCCTTTCATGGCGGTGATTACGATCTTGCTATGCGCAAGCATTTTGGCAAATTGATTGAAACCAAAATCGGAAACGTCATCAAGGCTCACCCGAACCGAGAGTGCGAGTTTCGTGTTGAGGTTGACCCTCTACCTTCTCGCTATAAGAAAGCCGATGAAGAGTTCGAAGTAATCACAAATCACACCTTAGCGAGGAAATTTGGACGAAAAGATATTATCAAGAGTGTTGTAACAAAAGACTCAAAGTCTTCAGAACACATTCAAATAGCCGATTTTTTATTAGGTGCAGTTATGTGTGCTTATCAAGGCAAAGCTACATCAGAAGTAAAACTTGCCGTCTCAGATAAGGTTGCATCGTATCTAGGCTGGGACTCACTAAAGCATGATACGTGGCCGTCAGAACGGAAGTTCAATATTTGGCTATTCTTTGATAGATCGAAAGGTCCGAGAGATATTATGACTAGAGATGTGAATCTGACTTATGAATTACCTAAGCCTAAAAAGTAGAGCCGACCTCACAGCCGGCACGGTTGGAGTTCCAGTCAAACGACGAAGTTACCAACTAGGCGGTATCAGCTTTCGGGGGGCCGCCTCTATCTCCCCAAAATCGTAGATTCAGTCAGTAAAGAATAACGTCTAAAAGTGTTAAGCACAACAAAATGTATAAAAATCATGCTATAACGCACAATTGTTTAAGATACTGATTAGAGGGAGATTGCTAATGCTTACTCTCATCCTGCCCAACTCCGTATTCATTTAGCCTGGTAACCAGATCGCTCGTCAGTTCTGACAGCCACGAAATCGCAACCTCCTTGTCGTCATCGCTACAATCTGAGCTGGCGACCAGCCGGGCCATAAGTTCTATCCGCTGCAGTGCAAGTGACTCCATGAACAAATCGTTCACAACTCCCTCCCCTTTTTACTGTTTATATATACAGTACAACATATGTATTTAAAGCTGAAATAGTTTTTTACTCAGCTAACCCTTTGATTAATAGATGACCTCATTCCTGACTTTTTCAGTACCACTGACGCCATTTGTCATCCTCCTGCAGGC